AGAGAGTACCGATTCCCCATTCGCCAGATAGCCAAGAGTGTGAAGTGGTAGATTTAATTCAGATAGTGCTTATCATTTCCAATTCGTTATTGATCGCAGGGATGCTGCTCATCTGGCGGTTGATGTATCGCTCAGGGAGGCAGTTAAATAAAGAGATAAGAAAGATTAAGGAAAAACCAATTTTCAATCAAAGTATAGGTGTATCGTGAGATCAGTAAATCAAATTGTAATCCCTGAGTATAGCAAAGAGCTGGTCTTGCAATCAGTTCGTGATGCTCAGAAGGATTTGTTACAGAAAGAGGATGGAGAGAAAGCTACAGCTCTCGACTTTTATTATCACAGGAACGTAGATCAGCACATAGACAAGTGGTTCTCATCTTCAACCTTAGAAATGGTTCCGAGTTATCCGCAGAAGATCGTGCCTCGCATGGCAAGAGCAAGGAATTTAATCTTCAAAAAACCACCTAAAAGAACGATATCAGGGGAAGTGAATCCTGACTACAACGGATTGGCTCACAACCTGGACACTAAGGCGAGAGAGGCGACTGAGCTGACTTGGCTCTTGAGGGATTTAGCTTTCAGGTCTAAGTGGAATGAGAAGCGTGGACGGTTAGAATATGACTGCATTCCATTCTACAAAACCTACTATATATCTGGAGAGACAGAGCCGTTTGGAATCAGCTATGAGATATCCCGTGACAAGAATATGGACAGGATATTTATCTTCTGGAGTGATGACCTTCACTTCAAATACACGCAAGGCGGGAAGATATTACGCATCAATGATGACGACATTAACCCGTACGGGAAGCTGCCGTTCACATTTAGCCATGTTAATCAGGGATCTGAGGATGTCATAAGAGCCGCAATTCAGATAGGGATAGCTTCTACTGAGATTGCACTTGCAGAGAGATTCAGCTTTGGACAGCCTGTTCTCAGTGGATATACAGGCGACTCTAAGCTCCAATTAGGAATCGATCGGATTTTGATGCTTGATTCTGATTCGTCATTCTCATTCGCTGGCAATCCTGGAAGTCTAAAAGATATGATTGAGGTAGTGAAGAACTTCGCTGATCAGACAGCTATCAACAACCACTTGAGAATCAGATGGGCTGATAGCGGGGGGAATCCGCCCTCTGGAATAAGTCTTAAAATTCTTGAAATGGAAAATTTAGAGACCAGGCAAGCAGAGTTACCGTTGTGGCGTGAATGGGAGAAAGACCGCTATGCCATTGACAGAAGAATTATAGAGGTACACACGGGCAAGTCATTCAGTGAAGATTATGCGGTGGATTTTCGGGAAATATCCTTTCCTGAGAGCAGTCAAGACATAAGGGACTCGTGGAAGTGGAAGTTTGAGAACAACCTTGCCACCCGGGAAGACTACTTCAGATGGGAGAATCCCGACATAAGCGATGAAGATTTAGAGAAGAAATTGGGAGAGATAGACGAGAGCAAGAAGATAGAGAAGGCGGTGGGTAAGCCCGTGTCATTACTGGAGACTTTAAGTGCCTAATGTTGATCCTATTGCCGCTGATTTTGCGAGGGCTGTTGAGCGTGTACAGCAGGGTGTGGTTAATGCGGTTGCTGGGATGTTGGAAAAGGGGATGACAAAGGAAGAGGTATTGCTTGCATTACAGGCAACAAACATGGAAACGTTTATTCTGGACACACTTGGACTTCAAACAGATATAGATAATTTAGTTGTCAACTATCAGACCACCATACTGGCAAACATGGAAATGTTCGGAAGAATTACGGAAGAGATGTTACAAAGTCTTGTAGCGATTGATAGAGCAACCTTTATGTCTGAGGCGGGGAACATGGCAAATCTCATAAGACAGGAGCTTGGCAGGGGTATCCTTGCGGGTGCTACTGAGGCAGAGATGAGGAATGCCATATTAGGCGGTGCAAACGGCGTTTTACGGCGAGATCAAGCTCAAACCTTAGCCAATACCGCACTCAATACCTTTTCTCGCACAGTAACAGCAGAAATGGCAGATTCAGCACCGAAAGATCAGAGATATATTTACGAGGGAGTTATTGATGAAAGGACTCGTGATATATGTCTTGCGATGGCAAGTGCGGGAGAGCTTACCAAAGATGAGATTGATTCGCAATTCCCAGGCTCATTAAGCGATGGAGGAGGATATAATTGCAGACATCAGTGGACACCCACAGCGGCTGCGGTATTTACCGATGTTAAAGGAGCAGGAGAGAGGATAAGTGCAAGGGGAGATAAGTGGAAAACTCCACTAACACCATTACAACAGGCACAGGCAAATGCGTAAAATTGCAGACATTCCGAGATACACACCACAATTCTGGGGTAAGCTTGCCAACGATGTTGTCAGGAAGATGAAGGAACATGGTGCTAAGGGAGGCAAAGATGCGGCAGGAAGACCGTTCAAAAAATACTCCGATTCTTATAGAAGTCAGAAAGGTGCGGGAAAGATTAGGCGACAGTCATCTAATTCAACCAAACCCGACTTAATGCTTACGGGTGATATGTGGAAAGATTTGAAGCAGATTGGTTCAGCCACTAAAGACGGAGCAACAATCGGCTGGGCATCGTGGGGTAATAAGGTAGAATGGAACGCTGAGATGGGAAGGACAATTACAACAGACAAGAATCCAGTTGCTCCCAGCATTCAAAGATTTATCTTAAAAGAGGTTGACAAAGAGACATCAAAGAATTTGAAAAAGGTGGCAGATACAACCACGATTAGGGTGGGATGAACAAAATTTACAAGACCGTTAAATCGGTAAGGGAAGCTGACAACTCAAACGAGAGGTTAAAATGACAGAAGAGAAAGTCGAAGTCCAGGACGCAAAACAGGACACCGCTACAACTGCTGGCGAAGAAAAGCAGCCCGTCGATCACGTACCTTACGCACGATTCAAGGAGGTGAATGACGAACGAAGAGAGTTGAAATCACAACTTGATTCAAGAAATTCTGAAATCAAGAGGCAAGCTGAAGATAGGAAGCTGAAAGAGATGGAGGCAAAAGGCGATTATGAAAAAATCATGATCGACATGACATCCAAGCTTGAAGCTGCTGAAACGAAGGCACAGGCTTTTGACGAATATCAGGCATCTCGGCGTGAGTCGTTATTATCAAAGTTGCCTGAAGAGGATCGTGGAACGTATGATGGACTTTCGCTTGATAAGCTGGAAGTTCATATCGATAAATTTACTTCAAAATCCAAAATCCCAAACGTCAATAACTCTAATCCGATGATTGGTCTTGATCCTAATATAGGTGATTGGACAGAATTAAGTTCTACGGAAAAGAGAAGGAATTGGTCGGGGATAGTGGATTCTTTTAGAAAAAAATAGGAGTTACAAATGGCAATAACAGGTGGAATGTTAGGTGCTGCTCATACAACCTCAAGTGCGGATGACTTCGTGCCAGAGTTATGGGCTGACGGCATCTATAAATTCTTTTCAAGAGGAACGGTCTTCAGAGGTTTAGTTGAAGATTATTCTGCGTTGATTAAAGGTAAGGGTTTCGGTGATACCGTACACATACCTCAAATTGACTTAACATCGGCAACCTCTAAATCAGCCGATACATTAGTGACCTACGATGCAACTGCAACAACGGAAAGTTCACTTACTATTTCAGATCATTATTATAATGCCATGCTTTTTGAAGATGTGCTTATGATTCAATCTGAAGCTGACTTGGTTTCTAAGTATGCCAAAATGTTCGGCGAGGCTTTAGCACGACAGCTTGATGCGGATATTTGGGATGACCTTGACGGTTTGAATGTGAGCGTAGCACTCGGAAGTGGCGATGATAACCTTCAAGCGTCGGATTGGCAAGCTGCATTAGCCAGTTTAGGGGAAAATGATGTTCCCTACATGGACGGCGATTGTTCATTGGTGGTTAATCCAACTATGATGGCTGACATCTTAGACCCGGCAAATGGAATCTCTAAGTACTTCTGGAGAGCAGACGCAGGTGGTAATACAAGCGTCCTGAATGAAGGTGGATCATCAAAAGGATTTATAGGCAAGTTACACGGTATCAACGTCTATATGTCCAACACCATTTCAACTGGTGGATCAGTTTGTTGTGGAGCTATTTTTCATAAGTCTGCAGCAGCGGTAGCGGTACAGCAAGACGTAAGAGTTCAGAGCGAGTATTCGATAGACGCTCTTGGCACTAAGGTCGTCGCTGACCTTCTATACGGAACGGTGTTGATTGATAGTGGTTCTAATAAGCGTGGTTATAGGTTTGTGAATAACTAATCGTAACCGGTAAGTAATTATGTGGGGGTGGGCAACCGCCCTCCCCCATATAAAACTAAGGAGATGAAATGGCTCAGTATTGGTATAAAAAAGACAAAAGGGTTAAAAGGATTCCAGATCAGGACGACCACAAGGATGTGATCCAACAAATTAAAGAATTAAAGGCTAAAGGATATGTAAAGGTATCAGACAGAAGAAACCCAGAAGGGTCTATTGTTGCACAGCCCAAACCCAAACTCAAAGCTAAACTCAAAGCTAAACTTAAAAAAAAGGAGAAAAAATAGATGGCATCATATACTCAATATTCAACAAGTGAAGCTCAAAACATCGCACTTGGTCAGGCGGGTGCTTTCTTCGAGGATGGCACAACGGTAAGATCGGGTTACAAGATTGTAGCAATTCAATTTCTTGAAGATTCCACATTCACGACATTAACACCAAACGATACTTCCTTTATAGCTACTGGAAGTGGAAGCGGCAATGACGTAGATACCGGGAATACGTTTCCACAGGGTATGACCATATTCGGTCAATGGACTGCACTGACGCTTGCAAGTGGTGCTGTTATTGCATACCAAGGTTCTTTCTAAATGAAAGATTTGGGAGATGAATTAAGGTCTGGCAAAGTCCATAAATTTAATGGAGAACAGTTAGGCATGAGAACACAAGGCAAAGGCAGTTTCCCAAGAACGTCTCCTACTAATAAAAAGTGGGGAGAGAACTACGACAGGATTTTTGGTAAAAAGGATGACAAGGAAAAACAATCTAAAGAAACAACAACGAAGGAGTAAAGCATTATGAGTTTACATACTTACTCGATAAAAGAATTTGGGAATGTATTATTTGAACAGGGTGGCAAAGTAATTGCCTACGTCGGCTGATGTTGAATTTAGCATTAAAGTTGTCCTCATTCGTCACCCAGACAGCACGTCTTGCAAGAGACTTGTGGCAGACAGTCAATGACATCTGGGAGAACGAACACAGAAAGTGGGAAGACATTGTATAACAATACAGCCATGTCAAAAGTTTCGGGCGGTAAGCTGTATAACAAACAAGGAAACTATAGAGGAATAGAATTATGGCAACATTAAAAGGGCAAACAATAGCCGCATCGTATCAAGACCTCGTAAAGAGAGCTGATACTTATGCACAGGCAGGCACTAATATTGAGTTAATGGATGATAGTGGTGATGTACAAGCTACAGGATTATATTTAGAATCTAATGCAACTACTTCTAACGTCGGAATTGGAGTTGCTGACCCAGATGCGACTCTTGAAATATTAGATACTAC